ATACTGCTGCTGGTCCATAAGTTTGGAACCAACCATAAGCACTGGCTGCCATATCTACAATTGGACAACCCATTACCGCACCTGTTTCTGCTGCTGGTGCAACTAGAAGTCCAGACCAAGGATCTTGAATTAAAGAAACTTTAGATGAAGTTGTTATTGCTGTAGCTAATGCATCGTAACAAGTTATTACAACTGAAGGGTCATCCGAATGATCGTGTACTGGATTAGACTGAATTTTTAAACATTGTCCTTCACCAGCAGCATCATTTACATAAAGATAACCACCTGTGTACTGGTTTAAAGTAAGGTCAGTTCCTGCTGTTTCCACTGAAATCTCATACTCACCTGCTGCAACTGCTGCTGTTGGGGCTAAGTCTTGGTGATCGGCTGCTGTTGCAACGTATGTTTGAACAAGTTTACCTGCTGTTAATGCAACACCACCTGCTAAACCATATCTAAATACTCTGTCACCATAATATAAAACTGAACCTAAAGGAATATCATTTCCTAAAGGGTCATCTATAGAAGTTGTGCCACTTGTGTAAGGATTGATAATTGAGTCTGGATTAGAACCTTTACCGAAAAGAACATCAGTAGGCGCAAAACCTAATATTGAGCTAGTACCAGTTGTACTGCCTAAAGCGTAGAAACCGCCTTCTCTAGTTCCGTAAGTAGTTTCTGTACCTGTGGTGCTGTTTTTTCTGTAAGTGTTGTATCCGTTTTGTGAGCGAACTTGCCCTTTGAAACTTGTATTTGCCATAATTTTTTCTCCCGAAAAAAAATCTATCGTCTTGGCTTGTCTGCTAGGTCAGTCGATAGATAAATTTACCCTAGTTCTGAACACAAATTTTGTGTGCCATTATTAAAAATGATAATCTAAACACTACAATCATTCAAGAACAAAATAAAAAATTGAACAAATCACTACCAAAACATGGAATTTGTGGTGGGATCTCCATCTCAAAAGAACATGTTGATTATTTTCGGTCTTTGGAAAATAAAACTACTCCAGTCAAAGGAAAAGTAGCTAAGGCTGGAAAAGAAGAGAAAAATTCTGATTATAGAGATGTAAACATCTATTTTATTGAAGATAAAGAAAAGAAAGCCTATGAAATATTAAAAACTGTTGCAATTAAAATCAATCAATATTTTAAATATAAAATAGAAGGGGTGGAAAAAATGCAAATTATGCAATACACAGCTCCATCAAATGGATATGACTGGCATATAGATTTAGGACCAACAGAAACAACTGGAAAAAGAAAAATAGGTGTTTCTATATTGCTTAATGAAGATTATGAAGGTGGCGAGCTCGTTTTCAGGATTAGAGATGAAGAAAAAAGCACTAAATCAAATATAGGAGATGTTGTCGCCTTCAGCTCTTTTGTTCCACACAAAGTTAATGCCATAACCAAAGGCAACAGACATGTTCTTGTTGCTTGGTTAGTTGGACCTAGATTCAGATAAAAAAAGAGGGCTAAAAAGCCCTCTTTTCTACGTCGATTGAGTAAGAAACGTCGTCGTCAGCGTTCCATTTTCTAAACTAAGCCCCTGGAGATCCGTATATTCCGCGAGGATCAGACCAGCCAAAGCTGTATCTTTCTCTTGCTTTATAACGAACATTTCCAGTATCGAATGAGCCTTCCATTGAAGTTTTCAATGAAGACCTGTCGAAATGCTTTAACGAATTAGGAGCATCGGTTTTGACAAACCATGCATCTGTATCAGTCAAGAAGTGATTTACAGTATAACCCTGTGGAATCATTCCTAAGTTACGGATTGCATTTATGTCATTATCAGCAGTCGCTACCCGACCTGGTGTTTCTAGCAAACGATCAGCAGTAAACTGAAGTGCTGGCGGGACAATTAGCTTGGTTGGTTGCAACGCAAGCGTTAGTCCGCGCTCATCAACGAAAGCAGCTACGTTAATAACTGCATTTTCCAAAGAAGTTTCGTTTAAATCAGCCGCAGTGCTGGGTTCATTTGCCAAAGTTCCACCATAAGTCAGTGGATGGTCAGTAGTAAGGAGAGCTTTTGCATCACCCCCTGTATAACTACTGCTAAAACCATTGTTTAGGACGTTAGCGCCTTTGACTTCTTTTGTATGAGCCATGCTTCGCGCAAGTGCCTTGGAGTATCTAGCTCCAAGCCTGTCATACAAATTATCTTCAACTGCTTCTTCTGTTAAAGAAAACGCAAGAGCTATGGTTTCATGGCTATATCTAGCCACCCATGCTTCTGATGAAGTGTCATAATCAACGCCTGATCCTTCCTGTTTCGTTGGGGCATTTCCAAATCCGACCATCATAACCTCTTCTTCGAAAGCACGATCAGAACTTTCAGTATCAAAAATTTCTGAATATTCCTTTGCGTATTTTTCGTATTCGAGACCAAAGAGGGCATGAAGTCCAGGTTCTAATTCTCGCACAAGTTGCGATCTTGAAATAGCCATTATTCAGTCCTCAATTACTATGCTAAACCAGCAGTTCCGCCACTATACAAGTGGTTGTTAAAAACAACAACAACATTTGTATTTGCAGTAGCAACATCAGAATTAGCTGGATCTTGAGATATATCCATTGCCTTAATAGGCAAATTTGAAGTCGTAGCTCCAGTGGTTACATCAAGTTCCATCCTTGACCATCCAGAATTTGTATCCCCAACTGGTGAGTTGTCAACTATATCAAAGTTGCCAAACAAATCAGCTACTGGGAATATTGCGTCAGCTTGCATTTCAAACATGACATTTGGATCATCAACGACATTAGCTATAATGTCCGATGCATTGGTATCAGCGGGGTAGTAATTACTATAGGTCGGCTTTGAGGTCGTAGGATCGGAATAGAAACAACCAAGGAACACACCTAATACTGGATCAGTGTTACTTGCTGCGACTCTGGTAATAGTACCAGCAGTTGCAACTTCAACAATGTCTCCCATAAAAATATTTGTGTCATAATTAGCTGTAATTCTATAGCGGTTTGAGCCTCCCGAAAAAGGCTCTCCACTTACCATCCTAATCGGTCTCATTCCAAAAGGGGCATCTTTATTTGCCATAAAAATTATCCTTTATTACCAACAGGTTAAAACAAAGACAAAAACAGCCTATTCTTCCAAATTAGCTGGTTTTTGTCCGCCAAATGTGACTTTAGTTCGTCTTTCAGGTTTGTGAATCGGCATTGAAGGATGTTCTTCTTTAAAAAGATCATTGTCAACAGCGTCCATTTGCTCTTGGGTTCTTTGATTATAGTATGCTTCTCTTTCCCTTACTGTTTCGATAGGGATTCGAGCCAACAATAATCCACCCTGACCAATAATGCCAGCATGTTTTCCTTCTTCAATGACTGGAGTGCCATTCCAATCTGGATATTCCTCAGCCCTGACGAGCTCGAACCCTTCGCGGATTCGATTGGTCATGTTTTTTACATCTGGCTCATTGAGAATAGACTCTCTGATCCAACGATGCTTATAACCATCGGGGGGTGGAGGAGCATCCAAAATATTAGGCGGTCTCCAGGGTTGTCTTCGTTCTACACTAGAACGAGAACTCGATTCGCGAGTTGAGCGATCAATAGTTTGTCCTTCATTTATATCAGACATAGCAACTCCTTAATTTGCACCTGAACTGACGTACTTAGCGTACTCTTCCAGTGGCACATTGAGTTTTTTAGCAATAGCCACCTGAGATGGAGTAAGTCTTACGCCCTTCTTCTTGCGCCCAGTTGATTTATTAGCAGAGGCAACAGTCTGAGCGATTTTCCGTTGTTCTGTAGATTTTTCTTCTTCATTAAACTTGTGTGGGAATGCAGTTCGCATTCTTTTATCTATTTCATCATAGTATTCATCTGAGTTTGCGTCAAATCCTTCTTTCTCTATAAGATTTGCATGAATGCCAAAAGATGCATAAGTCATAACCTCATCAGCGCCAAACCAGTCATTTTTACGAGCCCATTCTTCAGCCTTTGGATCCACTGGTTGGTTTGGTGCTTGTATATTTGGCGCTTGCATGTTGTTAGCTTGACCTGCTTGTTGTTGTTGAACCATTTTTGCATAGGTTTCTTGTTGTTGTTTCTGTACTTCTTGTTGCTGTTTGGTCATACGAATGCGCTCTTCTTCAACAGCAACTTGAGCTAAAACCTTGTTCGCTGCGATAATTTGTTCTGAATTTCCAGAATCAAGCGCATTTTTCAGCTCTTTTTCGGCAGCCTGTCCTTGAACAGTAACCCTGTTTTCATACTCAGAAATATAATTTTGATCCAAGGTGGTTGCCCTAGATTTCATTGCATCAATCTCAGATCTTACATTATTAGCATATTCAATGGCTGTAGCTTCTCTTCGTTCTGTCTCTCTTAGCTTGCGGGTAAGTTTGTCGATTCTTTTTTTGACATTTTTAGAATAACTTTCGAGCTCTTCTTCTGGCTGAGAGTCTCCATTAGCTTCTTTTGTTTCAGGTATTTTTTGATCTTCGACTGTAGTGATATTTGATTCTTGTAAAGAAACAATGGTTTCTTTTTCGTCTTCACCAACAGCGATCATTAGTTCTTCGGCTTCTGTTTTTTGTTTTTCAACTGCTTCTGGCATGGTTATTTCTCCATGGTTGCATGTGCATATTTATGCGACATGTGTTATATCATCAGGATTTAGTATGGTAGCTAAAACCTCATCATCATTAATAATACGAACTTCCGCATCATCTTCAAGTCTAAATCTGGCTCCTGAGTAACGACCAATCAAAACCCAGTCTCTTTCCTGACACCATTTTGTGTCAGCACCAAACTTCTTAGTG